ATTACCTATTCTAAAAACCTTTTTAAAACCGCTTAACAGCAATCCGCGACGAGTAAATTTTGACAACACATGTTGTTGTTTTGTTTCGGTGATACAAAATTTGCGACTGCACGAGACAGGTCAAACTCGTTTAGTAGCATTTAGTCCTGTATTTTTATGTACAAGTCTTCAGGTTTGTGTGGAATCCCTTACGCGATTGCTATCGCGTAGAACGCACCTGCCTTCGGGCCAAATTTTTGCCTTAATTACTTATGTAATTAGTACGGCGAGTGGATTGGTTGATGCAATTATTTGCATAGTAGGACTGTTATTGGGACTGTACTATGTCTTTGTTATTATTGAGAGATTAACAGCATATCTCTTTAGTGAGAAAGATATAGTAGTGGAGAGTGGGTACGGGTTAGGTCGTGAGTATGACGATACACCTGTATACGGATTAGCTGGCGGGAAGAAAGCTGGCAAGAATAAGAAGAAAAAGGTTGTGATGGAGAACCAACAAGTTCTGGTGAATTTGAAGGGTTTGATATTCACACCGGAAGAGATGGTTTCTTATGATTTACCGGGTTTTGCACGGAAGTTGAGATGGGAAGATTTGTCAGGGTTGATGAATTCACTGCAAAAGACGATGGATCGTAAGAAAAGTTATCGGGAGGTACGAGATGCATTTCGGGCGATGAAAGCGAATTGGAATTTACCTGGTGGTAAAGACTGCATTGCAAATTTCATAATTGAAATGTATGGTTCGTCTGGAGCAGTATATTCTAATTTCAATGGTACAGGGACTCAGGTTTATGCCCATCATACATATGTGTATCACCCTGAGTTGCACTTAGATTATTTTGAAGGCGCAGTATGTGATGCTGGTGATCCAAACGTTTGTTATCCATATGATATTATTGTTTCTGAGAATACGTCAAAAAATAAACAGTTGTCTATTCAGACAATAAAATCAATATTGAAAACAACAAAGGACAAGGATCGGGATTATATTATGAATGTATTTCGCAAGAAAACAGAAGTTCCTAAGAAGTATGAACCCGGTTCTATCAATTGGGTCGTACCATTTATTTCATATGATGCTTTAACATTAAGGTATAATGATGAAAACAAGGACTTTTGGAAGACACTCAAGGGTAAAATGGAAGGTTTGCGTACACGTATTTTGAATTACGTAAGTAATTTCCTAGAAATACGTGCACTAACCCCCTACCGTAGAAAGTGTGTTTTGAGAAAGATGAGTGATTATTTTAAGGAACAAATGCGTTCACCTGAAATTCAACGCTTGTTTGTGCAAGGGGTTCCAAAGAAAGAAATTATTGAGGAGGTGTTTAATGACAACATTACACGAATGAGAGTGATTGCATTACAATCGGATGAAGTTGGGACAACCAACGAGAAGAACAGACAGAAAAGGGAGGTAAATCGTACAAGAGATCGAGATTATAAGTATGGTTTTAATGTTGAGGCCGGGTTTTTTGCTCCGTGGTTGACTGCAGCTGTCATGCTTGTATTAACGATGTATAATCTGAACTTGTGGTGGGAACGCATGAAGTTTGAAGGTTTGTTTTTGCGAAGAGTTGTTCGATTGTGGTTTACACCCTTTTATAATTTATATTTGTTTTATAAGCAAGAAGGGGAT